CGTACCTATCGCCCGGTCATTACCGCCTATGCCACCAAGGTCGCTAAGGGCCTTGAGACTATTCGTGCCGCCGGTGCTGAGGCCGCCATGCAGTGCGAGCAGAACACGCTCAACAAGCTCTGCAACGGTATCACTGCCATCAACGACTCCATCAAGGCACTCGACGTCGTGCATCAGAAGGCCGAGGCTCTCGATGGCCAGGAGCAGGCCAACGTGTACGCGCACGAGGTCGTTCCCGCTATGGATGCGCTGCGTGCCGCCGTGGACGCAATGGAGGAGATCGTGGCCGCTGACTACTGGCCGGTCCCGACCTACGACGACATTCTGTTCTATGTGTAGAACGTAACTGACATATCGTCACGGTATTGAGCCGGGGTCCGCATCATGCGGGCCCCGGTTTTTGTTTGCGAAGGACGCTTTGAAGCCCGTTTTGCCGCCGATTTGCCTAGGTATAAAGGGCTATGGGCAAAAAACGTCAAATATGAGTACTGTCACAAGTCCTGTAACATTATTTATTTGCAAAATATGTAGTGTTACGCAACATATGTCCAAGTACTTAGCCGATAAACGTCTGCAATTTTTCCGCCGTAGGACGCCTGACGGCTAAATCGCCTTCTGAAGGCATGAAATCGCTGTAACTAAAATGGTAACAGTACTCATATTTGCCATTTTTTGACCACAGGCCTTGCGATGATGCCGGGATCCGCACCCTGTCGGGTTCGAATCCCGGCACATGGATAGCAAAAAGCCCGCCACCGCGAGAGCAACGGGCTTCTCAGTTTAAATGGTGCCCCCAGCGGGATATCCGCGTGCGGCTGGCGCCGCCCGCTTCCGCTTCGTCGCTTCGCTCCTTGCGTGCTGCGCTGGAAAACGCTTGCGCGTTTCCTCAGCTCCGCACCCTGTCGGGTTCGAATCCCGGCATATCGGTAGCAAAAAGCCCATCACCGCGGGGGTAACGGGCTTCTTAATTTAAATGGTGCCCCGTTCGAACAACTTCTCGAACCGAGATCTGCTCGTTCGGGACGATCGTTCTTCTTAGGATACCACGCACTAGGCTTGCGGCATAATCGCCTGGTCACCGTGCTCGTCGAGGTACGGCATGAGGTACACGCCGCCCTCGTCTGTCGTGAGCAGAAGGTACTCGCGGTTGAGCTTATCGCACACGATTTCCTGATGCACGCCATCCGGCAAATCGTAAATCGGGCCATCGGTTCGCGCGGGCGATACCGTCATGTCCTGCGCCCCCATGGCCTGCCTGGCGCACGAGGCGGCGGCAAACACGATGAGCAGCAGGATCACCGCCGCCACAAGCGGGCCGCACCCGCCGTTGCGGTCTTCGTCGGCAGGGCTTGGGTACGGCATCGCCTACACCTTCTCTGCGTACTTCTCGCCGGAGGCGGTTTCCACGGCGATCCAGCGCTTGTAGCCGGAACCGCCCGTATAGCGGCCCCAAACGTAGCCGTCGGCCGATGCGAACGTGCCGTCGAGCGTCACAGTCTCCCCGCGATGGTAGGTTGCGACGGTCGAGTAGCCGGTGCCAGCACCGGAGCGCACGTTCAGGGCATCGACGCAGATGCGGTACGTTCCCGCCGAGTTGCTGGTCTGCGCCTGCGCGGTGCCGACGCGCACGAGGTAGTCGTTCGGGTCGTAGCCTCCCGTGGGCTTGCCGACGGCGATGTAGCGAGTATGACCGCTGTCGCTGGTGTAGCGTCCCCACACGTAGCCGTCCGCGATGCAATACCAGTCATCGAGGTTGACCGTCTCGCCCTTGCCGTAGGAGGATACCACGGAGCCTGAGAGCGCCGGCGCGTCTCTGACGTTCAGACAATCGACTGTGCAGCGGTAGGTTCCGTTGAAGCCTGTACCCTCCTTGCCGGTGGCGCTCGGCTGCTCTGCCGGTACCGATGGCGGGACGGTCTGGGCGCTGCCGCCGTCGAGAATCGCGTTCACCTCGGATGCGAGCTGATCCATGCGGGCATGCAGCCACGCGCCGGGGCAATCGGTCGAGGAGAACATGCGGTGCTCGGTGAGCGTGGCGTTTCGCGTTCCGTCGTATGCGAGGCGGAAACCGTAGCGGCGGCAGATGTCGGCGCACAAGTTGACGAGCGCGGCCCACGTGGCGTCGGTGAGCGAGGAGTCTGCGTTGTTCGCGCACTCGATCGTGATGGCGCGGTCGTCGTTCCACTTGCTAGCGGAAGTCCAGGCGCGGTCGCCCTCGTCCACGCTCATGGCGATGTCGCCGTCGTAGCCGATGCAGTAGTTCGAGCTTGCCTGGCGCGCGGTCGCTGCGAAGTAGTCGGCGCACTGCCTGCCCGTCCAATGGGCCGCCATGTAGTGCGGCGTGATCTTGCAAACGCGATTGCCCGAACGCCCGCTGTTGCGGTTGCCAGTGATGTTGGCGTAGGTGCAGAGGCTACTCTTCGTCATCGTCGCCCCTTCCGTCGTTAAGCTCTTCAAAGGTCTCGTCATCCATGGCTAGCCCTCCTTCTTCACGTCGCCGAGCGCCAAGAGCGCGTCGAGCCACTTGTCGGTAACGCCAACGCTCTTGAAGGCGGCGTAGGCCACCTGCACGCCGCCTACCGCGGCGAAGATGGACGTAACCCACGCCGTGGGGTCAGTCGGCATACCCCCGGCCATGGCCGTCAATGCGCCGCACAGCGCCGATACTGCAATGGCCGTCCAGCGGGCAACATTGCCAGTCATCGCCTTCGTCTTGATAGCCTGCACGATATAGGGCACCACGAGGACGGTCAGCACCGTGAGCCCTGCCTGTATATCAGTCATCTCTATCTCCCTGTCTCCTTGTTGTACATGAGGTCGACTCGGTCGTAGATATGGTCGACCTTCTCTGCCATGCCCTGGCTGCGCGCCTGGCTGTGGACCAAGTCTGCGTGAAGGACGTCATTTGACGCGACAACCGACTCCATGAGCGTTTTCATTCCTTCAATCAGGGTGTTGCTGCGCTCCATCTGGGCGGCGATGCGCCCCTCCATTTGGGACCGCTCGCGGTCGCGCTGCGCCCTCTCGTCGACTTCGGCCTGCTTGCGCTCCTCGCGTTTCAGGTCGAGCTCGCCCTTCCGCTGGTTTTGGCGTTTGTACTCCTCGAGAAACTGTCTCCCGAAGTAGAACGCAACGAGCGTCAGGAGCATGCCTCCAAGCCAAGCCGGTCCGTAAGGCGCAAAAAGTTTGAGCACTTCCATCCTGGGCGCCCTCCTTCCGCCTATTCGGCCGTGTACTCCTCGCCGGTGATCTCCTTGTACTCGTCGGCGGTGATCCACTTGCACTTGACGGCCTTATGCACTCGCGCCTTACTCCAAAGAGGTCGGTCGTAGTACTTCTTGACGAGTGCGAAGTGCTCGGAATGCTCTTCGGTCTTCTTCGTCGGCATTACTGGTCACCTCCGACCGTCATGAGCAGGTAGTCGATGTTCGCCGTGTTCTGCTCGGTCTGCGTCGGCTTCGACGCCTGCTCGCGCATCTGGCCGAGCAGCGCCGGCACGTCGGGCGTCTCGCCTCTGTCGTAGGCGGCGAGCGCCGCCGTATAGGCCATCTTCTTGGCCTTCTGCTCGATGTGCAGGTCGTCGTCGATGACGCCCGCCTCATGGGCCGCGTCGGGGTCGCCCAGCTGCGAGAGCAGGTTTCGCAGCGCGTTCACCTCGGCCTGCGTGCCGTCGTCCACGGTGTCGGGACGCTTCTCCTCAGTGTCCATGCGGACTCCTTTCGTGTCGGGGGATGTGCCGCCATCGTATTAGCGCCGTGAGATTGCCGAGCTTCCTGAACGCGCGCAAAAAAGAAGGCGCGCCGCAGCACGCCCTCAATACGCTGGTTATTTCGTTTCCGACCTGTCTAGGCCGCCGTTTTGAGCTGCCGCCCTTCCGCTATGGCGAGGGCGTTCCGCTCGAATCGCCTTCCGGGTTTGGCTGCATTGAGCAACCCCCCCCGCGAGGTTTTCGAACAGGCTGCGGTACAGCGCGTCCATGGCCCGCACGCTGCGGTGCGCGTCCAGCCGCTTCATGCCTCCGCGCCAGCTCTGGTAGCTCTGCTCCACCTGCTCGGGGGTCATGATGCCGTCGGCGACCATGCGGGCCATCTTCTTGAGCTTGCGGCGCTCCCGCGTTATGGAGTCTCGGCACGGCTTCACGACTATGCGGCCCGTGTCCGTGTAGAAGATGCGCTTCTTCAGCCACGTGAACCCGCGCGTGAGCTTCACCACGCGGGTCTTGCGCGGGTTCAGCTCGATGCCCAGCTCGGCGCATTTGCGCCCTATGAGCAGCAGACACACCTGCAGGTAGTCCTTGGACTCGTGTATCAGGTAGAAGTCGTCCATATATCGACCGTAGGCCTCGGGGCGCAGCATCTCGATTACGTAGTGGTCAATGCGGTTGGGGTACGCGACGGCGCATATCTGGTTCGGCTCGCTGCCCAGCCCCAGGCCCACATCGCCCTGCGCGTCTATCAGGCGGTGCTCAAGGGCGACCACGCGCTGGTCGAGCAGCGCGTCGGCCACCTGCCGCTTGACCGGTTCGTGGGCTATGCGCGCGAAGTAGTCGGAGAAGTCGCCCAGCAGTATGTAGCCGTCGTGCCCGTACCGCCGCCAGTGGTCGGCCAGGTGGCGCTTGAGCAGCTTAAGGGCGTAGTCGGTGCCGCGCCCCTTGATGTTGGCAGAGTTGGCGGTCACGAGCGTGGGGACGATGGCGGGCACGAGCGCGTTCTGGGACAGCGACTTCTGCACTACGCGCTCGGGGAAGTGCACGGCGCTGATGTGCCGCAGCTTGCCGCGCTCCCACAGGTCGAAGCGGATGAAGCCCCGGCATATGTCGCGGCCCTCCAAAAGGTCGTTCCTGGATTTCACGGCGTTTCGCAGGTAGTCCTTCATGTACCGCTGCGTCGAGGCCTTCCACATCACGCCGCACGCGGCTTGCTTGGATGCCCTGCACAGGCTGTTGAGGTCGGCCACCGTCTCAAGGGTGCACTCTTTCACGCGCTCGGCCTTGGCTTTGGCGCGCTTTTCCTCGCGGCGCTTGCGACGCGCCGCCCTTCTCTCCTCGGAGTTCATAGAAGGCACCCCGCACGGCTCTCAATGTGGCTCCGGCAGCCGCTTGAGGCGTGGCCATGTAACGCGGCGGAGCCACGGAGCGCCGCGCCATGCAAGCAGCGTCCGGCCACCCTCGCGGGGTGCGTATTTACGGGCGCATGCCCGATGGTCGCGCCTTCCTTCCTCTCCGCGCTCTGCTTTCGGCCCGCTGGCCTACTCGGTCTGGCAGTAAGGGAATCCGGGGCGGGGGCGAACCCAGGTGTTCGTCGCCGAGTTGTAGTTGGCATTGCCGTTGTTGTTGACGTAGCACACGTTGGACGAGGAGCTACCCATGACGGAACGCAGCCACCAATTGTACCGATATACAAGACGGGACCGCCGCCCATTATAGCGAACGCAGGCGCTCTAGCTCGGCCTCGGCCTCGGCTATGCGCTCCTCTGTCGTCTTCTTGCCGGTGACGCGCACGTTCTTGCGCGCGCCCTTGAGCAGTTTGATCTCCTCCTCGACCATGCCAGCCAGCGCCTCGAAGCGGTTGGCGTTCACGGGCAGGCCGATGTCCATGAGGCACTGCATGTCGAGCATCAACTGCTCGCAGTCGGCTATCGCCAGCGTCAGGTAACGCTTGCGCTCAAGCGCGTTGAACGAGCTGTTGGGGTAGAAGCAGTCGGCGCGGTTGACGTTGTACACGATGCTGCGCGCCGTCTCCACGGTCGGCACCGCGTTCAGCAGACGATAGGTCTTCGGAACCACGGAGGACGACGCCATCAGCTTGTTGACCTCCACGCGGATGGCGATTGCTTGAGTGAAGAACTTGTACTCGGAAACCTCGCGGTTGCGCTGGTAGACGCCGCTCACGTGCACCTCCTGGGGAAACTGGCGGAAAAAAACGGCCCGCTTCGCGGGCGAGAGGCGACCGCGCAAGGCGGTCGCCTAAAAGCAGAGTATAGAGCACTCGGCTGGCTAGCCGACGAGGAAGCCGGGGCGGGGGCGAACCCAGGTGGTCGTCGCCGAG